CCTAAAAAAATCTCCGGGGGGATATTTGGAGGAAACTTTTTAAAAATTTTATGGTAAATACTTTTAAGAGATGTATTAAGAGTTATACCGCTTTATTCTTTATTAAAAATTTTATTGGTGTGGGGGTAAACTCTTAATATATCTTCTAAAAGTATTTGCAAACTATAACAAAATAAGGAGAATACTATGCCAGTAGTAGATAAAGCTACTTTAAAAAGTTATTTTAATAATGCGGACAATCCAACTTATTCTGAGTATGTTGATTTAATTGACTCATTAGGTACTGGTGATATGTTAAAGTCTGATTATGATGCGGATACTGATGGAAAAGTTACACCAGAGGATCATAATACCACTCATCAACTTACTGGAGGAGATCCAATTAAATTAGATGATTTGGCAGCACCAGATAATAATACAGATTTGAATGTAAGCATTTCCAAACATGGATTAACACCTAAAGCACCTGATGATACTTCTAAATTTCTAAGAGGTGATGCTACGTGGGCAGCACCCGTTGTTCCTAAATTAGACGATTTATCCGCTCCAGATGATAATACAGACTTGAATGTAAGCATTTCCAAACATGGATTAACACCTAGAGCACCCAACGATGTTACTCAATTTCTAAGAGGTGATGGTGTTTGGGGAAAGCAACAATATTGGTGTCTAGTCCATCGTTCAACAGATTTTACACATAATTCGAGTGGGAGCTGGTTATTTCCAACTTTTGATGAAGAAATATATGATCCATTAAATATGCATAGTACGTCAGTTAATACTGAAAGAATTACTGTACCAGTAGATGGATTATATATAGTTACATTTAACGCTGTTTTTGCATTAAATACTACAGGAACAAGATCTCTTTGTATACTTAAAAATGCCGCCTCTTATCAAGCAGTACTTAGTTCTCCTGCTGCGAATCTTCTGCAAGGTTTTTCTATAAGTACTTTGGCTTGGTGCGTAGCAACCGATTATCTACGTGGAGGAATTTATCAAAATTCAGGTGGAAATTTGAGTATTACTCATGAGTATGATCAATCTACTTCTTTTAGAGTTGCTTTATTAATATAAAATTTATTTTAAAAAGAAAACAAAAGGATAAAACGTAAAGTAAGCGTAATGCATTTCATATAAGTAAAAATTCCAAGTACTACTATAAGAGACATTTAAAATATTCGACTAAAAAATATGGCTATCCACCATTTCTCCTTTCAAGAGATCTCTCTGATCATCCGATTTTAGAGATTTAGAATATTTAAATGTCTCTTATAATAGTACTTGGATTTTATTTTAAAAAGCACGAGGTACAAAATACAATGGAAGAACGTAATATAAGTCAACATGGAGTTGTTACCTCAATTTATTTTGATGTTGTTTCGGGTTGGGACAAGTGGTTTTTATTGATGGCAGATAATCATTTTGATTCTTTTTATTGTAATCGCGAATTAATGACTAGCCATTTCGAAGAAGCAAAAGATCGAAAAGCCCATATTATGATTTTAGGAGATTGGTTTGATGCTATGCAAGGGCGTTTTGATCCTCGTCGATCTATGGCTGAATTAAGACCAGAATATAGAAGAGATGATTATTATGACTTTGTAGTACAAGATAGTCGAGACTATTTATTACCATATGCACATTTAATTGATGTAATGTCTGATGGTAATCATGAAATAGCGGTTCTTAAAAATGCAAATACTGGACTTATGGATCGATTAGTATTTACATTAAACGATAAAACAAGTAGTAAAATAGTACATGGGGGATATGGTGGTTGGATTAGATTAATGTTTGATTGTTATGGATCAAAAGTAAGTAAAAGAATAAAATATTTTCATGGATCTGGTGGAGATGCACCAGTAACAAGAGGCGTAATACAGACAAATCGTCAAGCAGTTTATCTTCCAGATGCTAATATAGTAGTAAATGGTCATAGTCATAATCAATATTATTTAACAATATCCAGAGAACGATTAAATATGCATGGAAATTTATATTTTGATTTGCAACATCATATTAGAATTCCAGGATATAAACAAGCTTATGGAGATGGATCAACTGGTTGGGAAGTAACAAGGGGGGCACCACCAAAACCTATAGGTTCTATGTGGATACGATTTTATTATGAAAAAAATGATATAAAAATTCAAGTTATATCTAATATTACTGGGGGAGAACCAATATCATTAAATAGTACTGATTTATATAGTGGACCAATTTATAATAATGAGGAAGAAGGAGAATAAATGGACGCACCCAAGAAGGTTACTAAACGGTCAAAAAGTCTCGGTGCTCCCGGTAAAACAGTAGAAGCACGAGAAAATCAACTAATAAATCTTGCTGTTGATTTAGCCGAAAAGCAACTTTCTGAAGGATCAGCATCTTCTCAAGTTATTACGCACTATTTAAAACTTGCCTCCACAACAGAGCGTTTAGAAAAAGAAAAACTATCTAGAGAGAATGAACTTTTAAAAGCAAAAACAGAAGCTCTTCAATCAGCAAAGAAAATAGAAGAACTTTATTTAAACGCTCTGAATGCTATGCGTTCATATAGTGGAAGAGAAGAGGAGAATGTTAATACGGATGATCTCGAAGGTTAGATCTTATAGCGAGTTAGAAAATTTAAAAACATTTAAAGAACGATATGAATATCTTCGTTTAAAAAGGGTTGTTGGAAAATCCACCTTTGGTTATGATAGATATTTAAATCAAATGTTATATAAATCAAGACGATGGAGACAAAGTCGAGATGAAGTAATTATTAGAGATGAGGGCTGTGATCTTGGAATAAAAGATTATTTAATAACGACACAAATTCTTATTCATCACATGAATCCAATTACTCAAGAAGATATTGCGAATGGAAAAGATATTATTTATGATCCCAATTTTTTAATTTCTACAACTCCATCAACTCATCTTGCAATTCATTATGGGGATGAGTCATTGCTTGCAAAACCACCAGTAATTCGCCATCCTGGTGATACTATTCCCTGGCGATAAAATAGAAAGGAGGTATTTGTATGCCTGAACCCGAACCCGAACCCGAACCCGAACCGGAGCCAATTGAAGTGGGGGATAGTATATTATATACTGTTAAAAGAGCATTAGGCGTAGAGCTTGAATATACAGGTTTTGATACTGACATTCTTATGGGGATTAATACCTCTATAATGTCCTTGATGCAACTTGGTGTTGGATCAGAAGAGACTGAAGTTGTGACTGATGATTCTGCAGAGTGGTCAGACTATCTTGGTGAAGGTATAAATGTTCAAGCTGCAAAAACTTATATAGTTCTTAAAACTCGTCTTTTATTTGATCCGCCAAGTTCTTTTGTAATAGAAGCAATTAATAAACAAATTGAAGAAATTAGTTGGCGTTTGGTAGTCCAAACAGAAACTCCAGTAGTAGAATAGGAGAATAATATGGAAGAAAAAGACATTTTAAAACATGTTGGCGTTCTTGGTATGAAATGGGGAACAAGACGCGCTAGAGTAACCAGTTCTGAGCATTCAGAAGCACGAGATTTGAGAAAAAAGAAACTTCGCGAATTAAGTAATGATGAAATAAGAAAAGTAGCAACTCGTCTTGGTCTTGAAAAACAATATAAAGATCTTAATCCCGGTCATGTTGCCCGCGGTGCAAAAGCAATAGATAGAACCATTGCTACAATTGGAAAAATAGCAGCATCAGCCACCACCATAATTGCCGTAGCAAAAGGAATCCAAAAAGCAGTAGAAGTTGTTCAAAAACATAAGAATTTATTACCAGTAGACTTTGAGATATAAGGAGAAATATAATGGACATTGATGAAGAAAAATATATCGAACATGTTGGCATTCTTGGTATGAAGTGGGGTGTTCGAAATAGTAACCGGGCTAGTCGCAAAGCAGAAACAAAATCTTCGGCTTTTCGAAAATTTGGATTTAATAAAGATGCAAATCGTATGGCTCAAAAAGCAGCTAAGCATCGAGACAAAGCCCAAAAACTTGTAAAAAAAATAGCAGCAGCAAAACAAAATAAAGAAAAACTAGCAGTATATAAACAAACAGAACGATATAAAATTGATAAACTTAAAGTCACTGTTCTCCTTGGTGCTGTGGCTACAGCGTTTATATTTTTATACGAAAAAGGCAATTAAGGTTTAAAATATGCCCCTATCAAATACTGCCATTCCCAAATATTATGAACGATTTCGTGAAAAAGTAATACAAGGCGAGATTCCAGTTTGTAAAGAAATTTCTCTTGAAATGAATAGGATTGATCAATTAATAGAAAATCCTGGAGTCTTTTATGATGAGGACATGGTAGAGGGATTTATTCGTTATTGTGAAAAGGAACTTACTTTAACGGATGGTAGTAATTTGATTTTGCTTGATAGTTTTAAACTCTGGGCTGAACAAATTTTTGGTTGGTATTATTTCGTTGAAAGAAGTGTTTATGAACCAGCACCAGATAATCGAAATGGTCGTTATGTTCGTAAAATGATAAAAAAACGGCTCATCAATAAACAATATTTAATTGTCGCTCGTGGAGCAGCCAAATCGATGTATGCTTCTTGTATACAAAACTATTTTTTAAATGTAGATACATCAACAACTCATCAAATTACTACTGCTCCAACAATGAAACAAGCAGAAGAAGTTTTATCTCCAATACGAACAGCCATTACTCGTGCGAGAGGACCTCTTTTTCAGTTCTTAACAGAAGGATCTTTACAAAATACTACTGGTTCACGAGCAAATCGTCTAAAATTAGCATCTACAAAAAAAGGAATTGAGAATTTTCTTACTGGATCTTTATTAGAAATACGTCCAATGGCTATTGATAAACTTCAAGGTTTAAGACCAATGATCGCAACAATTGATGAATGGTTATCTGGTGATATTCGCGAAGATGTTGTTGGCGCTATAGAACAAGGTGCTTCTAAACTTGATAATTATTTGATTGTGGCTATGAGTTCAGAAGGAACGGTTCGTAATAGTAGTGGTGACACAATTAAAATGGAATTAATGGACATTTTAAAAGGCGAATATATAAATCCCCATGTTTCCATATGGTATTATAAACTTGACGAAATTGAAGAGGTAAATAATCCAAGAATGTGGCTAAAAGCAAATCCTAATTTAGGAATAACTGTTACTTATGAAACCTATCAATTAGATGTAGAAAGAGCAGAAAAAATACCAGCCGCAAGAAATGATATTCTTGCAAAAAGATTTGGTATTCCTATGGAAGGATATACATATTTCTTTACATATGAGGAAACACTTCCACATAGACGCAGAGATTTTTGGTCTCAACCATGTTCTCTTGGATTTGATCTTTCTCAAGGGGACGATTTTTGTGCATTTACATTTTTATTTCCTTTATCGAATAGTTCTTTTGGAATAAAAACTCGGTGTTATATTTCTTCATTAACATTGAAGAAATTACCTGGTGCTATGAGAGCTAAGTATGAACAATTTATTGAAGAAACTAGTTTACAGGTACTTGAATGTACAGTTCTAGATATGATGGAAGTATATGAAGATCTTGATAGTTTTATAATTTCATCAAGTTATGATGTTCGTTCTGTTGGATTTGATCCCTATAATGCTAAAGAATTTATTGAAAGATGGGAAAAGGAGAACGGACCATATGCGATAGAAAAGGTTATTCAAGGAGCCAAAACAGAATCTGTTCCACTTGGAGAATTAAAAACTCTTTCAGAAGAAAGAATGTTGATATTTGACCAGGAACTTATGAGTTTTGCAATGGGTAATGCCATTACTTTGGAAGACACAAATGGTAATAGAAAACTTTTAAAAA